CTATACCAGTAAAGGTTATTATTTAACTCATACAAACTACCAACCGCAAGTGTTGGTGTGGCAGTTAGATTTACAAAATTAAGTGAATTGGAGCTTGTTAAGTTATGTCCTTGAATACTTAAATCACTATTAATATTCAATCCGCTGGGTGTAATTTGAACCCCACTATTTAAACTGTGATTGTGAGAATCTATGATATTTAATGAGTTGTTGACTTGCGTTGCGTAATCCGGACCGCTGTCAACACCCACCACAGGAATCGGTAAAAGCATGTTACTTGAAATGGTGGTAGTTGCCATATTAGAAGACCGCCAATGACACCACGCAGGGTGCCGAACTTGTTAGAGTTAAAGTTGTAGAGTTGAATGGTTGCGACCTATAAATTGTTGCCGCAGCATTTGTGTCGGTTATAAACCAGCCTACGGGAGTAGAGCCCAAATGATGGTTGATAACATTTGTTCCTGAAACTAAAGAAATACCACTTAACAGCGTTGGATTTGTTAAAGGATTCTTTAAGACTGGATTAAGCTGCGAGGCCCAAGATGATTGCATTAGCATGAGGTTAGTATTTGGGTCTTTAAAGGTCGGCAAAGCCATTTATTCCCTCTTTCCATTATGCAAGAAACAAGCCCCGCTGCTATGCATTAAGGCTTCTGCCTGTCCTACACGTTTTCCTATTTCATATCCATTATTATGGCCTACAAGATAGCCTGTTGCCACGGCTACACTTGTTAAATATACTAATAAAATTATAGATAAGATATGTTTCATACTAAAATCCGCCAAGCGGACCTCCATTACCATAACCACCATTCATAGAGCCCCACTGACCGTTTTGTCTTATGTCTGTAACTCGGTCAGGTTGGCCCATATCTCGATTGTCCGCAGTCTCTTCGATACGTTGCTTAAGGAATACAAGTTCTTGGTCTAATTTCGTTGTATCAGATTCTTCTTTATCTAACGCATACTTAGCAGCTCTTATAATGATATATTGATTCCATCCCGATATACCAGTTGAAGTTAAGTCTGTGTCTTGTAACAACTGTGTCAAGCGTGGGATATACCAAATCCGTAGATTTTGGCCGGCAGATGGTGTTGGAATTAATTCAATGTTATTGCCCATTACTCTATATTGTAGATTAAACACACCGTAAATGGTGGAAGCTGTATTAGGATAAACAAACTTATTTCGATCCATGAAATTGAATTTATTGATTGTAACCCAAGCATTATTTGCAGTATTAAGCGATAGATCGACACCCTTCATCTTATAATAAGCTGGCGCTATATAGCCTGGCGTTCCATTAATACCGTTAATAAAGGGTGTTACGCCATCTGGTAGAGGATATAAATACGTTTGATTATTGTTATTAGGTTGTGAAGGCCATTGAGCAGGCGTAGCAATAAAGTATTCTTCATCAGCTGTAACTAGTAAATCGTATAATTCATACATTGCCTGATTAATGAAGCTATTCCACTCAGGTAAAGTAACAAAATTAGATCCAACTCTATCTGCTCGCTGCTGTGACATGAGGCGTAATTGACCTAAACTCATCTCCGCAGTTGGTGTGGGGATGATAGATTGTGGTGTAGTATAAGGACTAACAGTTCCATTGGATGCAGCAACTTGGTAAAAGTATTCAATTCCAACACTTACCGTTGTATCTAAATAATTATTAAGTGAAGACGTTGCTAAAGCCGTAAAGTTAACACCATCTGTGCTGCGTTGGATCACGTAGGAAGTGGCACCAGTGGATAGATCCCAACTCAAATAGTTGACGCGATTCCCGGTCTGCAAATAGAAGTTATTAGGTGTAGATGGTGCAGCCATTTAAGCTCCTGTTAAAACAGACGGGCGACTCGCACGCCCCCGGCCCCTATACCATGGCTATATGGTCCCGAATTCATTACGTTTTAAGCAAGTGTGGTTCGGGTATCTTGGCTTATTCGCCTTGAACTATAACTGAACTATTGCTCAACAAAAAACTTAAACTGATTACAGATCCATCGACTGGAGCTGCTACAGCACCGGATAAATTTCTGCATTGAAGAATAATTTGTCCGCCGAAGCCTTGAGGAAAGCTAAGAGGTTGAGCGGGAGCTAAAGCTTGCTTGCTGTCTCCAACGGTTTCAATTGACATAACTGCGGATCCAGCAGCTGCGGTTGGAGCTACTCGAGATACAGAAGCGACACCTGATCCAGTTGCTTTAGCAATGAAAGCTAGGCCCACTGCAGGGGTTAAACCTGCTGGAACTCCAAGAGCTAACCAATCAGCTGCTGTAGCATCTCCTAAGATGGTGATAACATAAGGGACGCCGATGGTAAGAGCAGCGTCACTAGCATCTACTGGGAGAGAAGATCCTAGTGGAGATACGATAGCGTTTCCGCCTGTGTAAAGTCGGCTATAGTTGTCTTGAAATTGGATTACAATAGTTCCAGAAGCTGGATTTGGATTTGTTACAGAGATTCCAGGAGTTGAAGGATTTGAGTTTCCAAGTCCAGGAGTTGCAGAAGTATGCATGAATACGTTTTGGATGTAGGGTCCTTTTAGGGATCTAATTCCTAAACCATTTCCGTTTGTAGAATCAACTACGAAGTTGCAGTCTAAAAGAACGGGCATAACGTGCCCAGTGTACATGCGAGAGTTTGCAAAGTTACGATTAGCAATATAATTATCCAACTTTCTTAGGGAATTTTACTTCCACTACGTTAGTATTGTAGCCCGCTAACTCGGAATTATTGTTCGATTCTAAGTACCCGATCAAATTAGAAAGAGTTTTAATATTATCTTCTGGATTTAATCGATAAAAATCTTCTCTCTAAGCTAATACGCACTTTTTACATTCAGATGCGTATCCTGCAATAGAGGTTGGATATTTTCTAAAGCGTGATTTTTTGTAGAATTCAGAAGTTTCTTTTTCTGAATTGCACTTTGAGCAAACTTTAAGCACTCGATATCCTTTGTTATCCTAGTACTAGGGAAGCATATAGCGCCCTTTCACCGGATAATACCTAGGACCTCTTAGCCGGGAGTAGTCTGAGGACATCTCAGCTTACATATTTAGCGGATTGACCATTTATTAGCCTCTTACTAGCCAATTAAGTAGCTGGGTAGCTAATACCATTGACCAAACTATTACTGCTACGGTGATATCTGTTAGTTTACTTTTCATATATTCTCCTATGAAAACAGTTTGTTAAGTCTATTGACAACTTCCAGCGCATCGATTCGAGTCTTCCAAGCACTTTGAATTGCTTTGGTAGTTTTATTAATAACTACATAATAACCTGTTGTTAGTTGCCCTACTACATAAACCTTATTCTTTTTAATTTCGTTATTCATACTTATAGTATCTAATAGAACCGTAATATAGTCAACCATTAATTTACTAATTATAAGTCTGTGGGTTCATTGAGGATTATAATAATCCAGTATATTACCATAAATATAAATAAGGACATTATAACTCCTTAAATAAGGACCCCTCAAGGAAAGGAACTTGAGGGGTACGCGGGCCAAACTTTGGGGGTTCTCGCTTTTGGTAGGAAGGAACCCGCCGAACCTAACCTCTATGTCTTATAAGTACTGCAGTTGCTGTGCCACCTGTTTACGTAATGATTTCAAGCTGTACCTACTCCGATTATCGTCTATCTTTTAGACGCTGTCTGATACTTAAACACTATAGATTTTTAAGTGTGATATAGTCATGAATAACACCCATACCATCCTCGGGGGCGTTTCGATCCTCTTCAAATGGAGGGCAACCCTTATAAGCATCGATTGTATGTTCTTCTTTATCTCTAACTTTTAGCTTTGTATCTTTACATTTCGGGCAACATTCAGAGTCAAGACTTGCCCTCATATATACATTCTTTTCCCATTTAAAACCGCAATAATGGCATTCAAGCATTAGTATCATAATATGTCCTTATAAGTAGAGTATCATACTTAATCAGCTCTTATGAGCAAAAAACCGATCCCAAATGCTATTAATGTGAATATTATAAAATCCACGTTCATACGGCGCCACATTCTAAACTCGGTAAAGCAATAGCTTTTTCACCGTGTAAATCTTTTCCTTTGCGATCTAATACGGCGAATACAAGGCCTTTATAGAGTTTATCACCGTGATATTCGTCCCCATCTTCCACTGGAGATACGTGGGCATAACCTCGTGAATCAATAAAGGCCACAACACACTCTATATTAGCTAAGACAAATCTATTCCCTAAATGGTACATCATGCGAACTCCTCTGTAAAAAACGATAAACGTAAATTGTATAATACTTCCATTAGCTGACGATCACACGAATAATCCTCAGTAATTAGCTGTACCATAGCCAAACTCAATAAATTGTATTCTCGTGCTCTGACATTTTCGTTCACAGAGTCGGGAGTTAAGTACATATAAGCCATATGTTCTCTATCGTGAATTTCTAAAAACTGCCATAACTCCGTACAAAACAATATTTCATTCTCAAAACTCAGTTGTTTTCCTAAAACCCATTGCAACTCTTGTACTATATCATCACAGTCTTTACAATTGCAATCCGTAGTATGGCCTTTACCAGCCCAAGTTATGTTAACATAGCTAGCATCTTTAGTATAGCACTGGCTATTATCTACTGTAAACTGAGCTGCCGGATTCTTCTGCCAGTCATCGAAGAGTTGGTCAAGCATTTCTTGACTCATTTCTTCTTCCTTAAATTCTAAAGTAATTTCTTCTTTACATGTACGACAGTAATAGAATTCTTTTCCTAATACTTCATTCCGGATTCCGGGGTTTTTACATTTACGACAAATCATATGTTACTCCTTTAACTGAAGATTATAATTGCACCTATAAAGCTAATTGTGAGTGCAACGAACAAGCCGACCATAGCGAGAAAAGGGCTACCAACCGTAAACACTACTGCTTTAACAAACATTCGACTTAAAAACGGTTTAAATATTGCGAAAACATGGTATCCGAAGAAGATAGTCATTAGTACTATTAAGATTTCCAACATACTTTGTCTCCTTGATTAAAGAATACCAAAGTCATCATTTACTGTCAACTAATTATTTATAACGCAACCGGCGACTACGGTAAAGTCACATGGAGCGGTTGTCGAAGTTGACGCATAGTGTCCTGGAGGTATCAGTGCTAACCATGCATTAGTACCATCCCAGTAAACAGCGTAGATATTGCCTCCAACACACAATCCTGACTCAGGAAAGGTTGTTGGATAGTTGGGGGTATAACCGGGGCAGAATTGCACTGTTGTGGTCGGTGCGGCGTTTAAACCGGGTATTCCTTGTGGTCCTGCTGGTCCTTGGGCACCGGTAGCGCCGGTAGGTCCTTGAGCTCCAGTAGCGCCGGTAGGTCCTTGAGCTCCAGTAGCGCCGGTAGGTCCTTGGGCACCTTGGGGACCTTTTTCTATGATGTATTGAGGACCGCAACCTACAATTAGTAATAAAACTATTAGTAATTTATACATGTTTAACTCCTTTTATATCTGTCACCGTATAGAATACCTTTAGACGATCTATAAAGTCAAGTAGACGGGGACTAAAACCATATAACTCGCCGACATAACAACAGACAACAATAATTGGTACACCGTATGCTACAGCAATTGGTCCGATAGCTTCATAACGCTCTTGTTCAGTTTTATCACGTAGTAATATTTCTATTGGTTTTGCGTTAACTCGATAATCATCGGCATTTAATACCATATTAAGCCGCATCTTTCTTGTGTTGTTTCAATGCCGCTTGAACAATCTGATGAAATTTAAGTCTATAACGTGCTTCTTTCTTAGTTGTTAATCTATCTTCTTGAAGCTTTTCACTAATAAAACCTAATAAATCAATAGTTTGCCATTCCCAATCTGGTCTAGACACATCACCTTTGCTTATACCACTAGCTATAATGTATGACTTCATACCGTCCTCCATGAATACATAATACTACCGATTTTGTATAGAGTCAACAACTCGGTAGTTTTACTTATCTCTGCATTTAAGTTTGGAGTTTTGTTACTATACCGGTAACAAACCAATGAAAACAGATGCAATCGGGTATAATTGGATGCAGTTTCGGGGACAGGGATACCTAGCGGGTATAACTTTACAAGTCTTTACAAGCTTATATGAATTTAAAGCTTAAGCCTGATCTTGTTGGTTTTCCCGATTTTAGTGCTTGGGACACCGTGACTCGGTTAATTTTGTTAGCTTTGGCTGCAGCATTTACAGACTCATAAATGACACCATTCGAGTCTATAACGGCTTTATACTTCCAAGGCTGCGCTTGTCCAGTCATGGTGGCGCTAATTTGAGCCCGGCGTTCGGCCGATACTGGGCGTCCTTTGGGAGCTCCGTTCATGCGATTGATAAAGGGTCTTCCTTTTAGAGTAGCGCTGATTTTAGCTTTTGTTTCTTCGTGACATCGCTTACTATCGCCTCCTAGTTCTAGATTGTAACCATTCGGAGAGAGTGTATTGAATTTTTGTATATAGTGAATTTCCAAGATATTCAATGCTTCTAGGGTTCCCGCCGAATCAATCTGTTCGACTGTGAAATTCTCTTTGCCGTGTAATCTAATGGCAGACGCTATAGCCGATCGATTCATATGTTTACCTAAACTTGGTCTAGAGTGATCGCTCCATCTGTCCATGAGTTGTTGAACAGTTTGTCCTATGTAGATCTTGCCATTTATTTTATTAGTAATTTTATAAATAATCATTTTCAAACTCCTTAAATATATAATATCAAATTATAAAAATTTGTCAAATATTATTTTTGGCACGTGTTTCCATTCCACGTGTAAATTATAAGTTCTAAAAAGGCCCTAAACTTTTGATTTAGGGCCCTAACTTTACTTAAAAAGTTTATCTAACTATATGATTATGCAGACAATTGAACGACTGCGTTCCATCCTGGGGCGCTACAAATTAAATTGCCATAATAGCCAATTCGTACCTCGAGGGCGTCAGCATTTCCCACTCTCAACCCCTCCAAGCCCTCCATCCCATAAGTGAGGATGTGAGGTACTTTTCCTAAAGATCTCAACTTGAAAGTTGACATCGTTAAGAGGTAAGCGGTCTGAGGAGGACATGAACGGTCAGCTAATACAGTGACTCGGCCGTAAGCAGATTGAAAGGTGATCCCTTCGAAAGCTACTTCAACTTCATCATGTTTTACTTGAACGTACTGAACTTTAGCCCCTAAGCTGTTCACAAGAGCTGCGAAAGAAGCGAAGTCCATGATACAAAGGTCGGGTTTTCCACCTTCTCGGTTTAACACTGCAAGAGCGTTGGTGATACCTTCTTCAATAGTCAATGATTGAGCATTGTATCGAATACCAGCAAGACGGGTTACGTCTGCAGATCGGTTCACACCCCAGAAGCTATCAGAGCTGCTAGGAGCAGAAGCTGGAAGCCATGCGGCCAATCCGGATAATGCAAGGTTCGTTCCGGTGCTGACTGGTCCTGCAACGATGTCCCCGTATACTCCGAGTCCGTGTCCTGCGGAAGCCCATGAAGCGTCAGTAGCAGAAGCAAGAACGGTGATAATTCCGTTAGTTCTATCAACTGCTGTGATTGAAGCAGTGCTGCTGCTGATGCTAGAGATAAGTCCTGCACTGATGGCGAAGTTCACTAGGGTCATTCCAACTTCAAACTGAACGATCTGTTGAGCATTCGACAGCGTAATAACGTAAGTAGGAGCAGATGAAGACACTGTAGAGCCAATGAAACCTCGTGTAGCAGACCCATCACCGAACAATTCGAAAGCGATGTTGTTGGTGATCATTCTGAATCCACCGTCCATTTGCAGTTTAGCTGCATCAACAAATGCCGTTGACTGTTATCGTAGAGGCTCTTTATCCTCTACTTCTTATATTTCTTTAGGTAAGACATGCTTGACTCCAGAGTTGCTAAATTCTCTTTCATCAAACCCAGCGCCGTATTATCGTTATCACAGAGTAGACTTCTAAATTGTCCAGTCGTGTGATCATGATCAATGGCAGGCGTTTCAGTAAAGGGTTTTTTGCAGATTTCACAGGAATTATTGTTTTCCACTAGTTTTTGATTATACTGTTCTAGTGTAATTCCGTATTTCTTAAGCCTTCTCTTCAGATTTATACTCTCTCTGTTTGAGGCTCGAGCTGCTTTTCCTTTAATGCTTACTATCGACTTGTTAGCTTGATACCATGCTTTGCTCTTTTTATTGTGATGCTCTTTGTTGTCTAAGTATCTTTGTGCCATCACTTTTGAGCGACATGGTTTACATATCGGCTGTCTAATACTAAATTCTTTTTTCTCTTTAGTTATTTTACAGTCTCTACAAGTCTTCATATAAGTCCAGATTAAATTTTCATCCCTTTGGGATGCCGACCACTCGTGGTACTATTTTATTCTGATTTTCATCAGTTTTCAAGTACTAATCGTTACGATGGCTAAATCTTTTTAGTTACTTAGCTTATCTCGGTATTAGCATTTCAGCCTTCACCGATATTGGTCAGTTTTCTCTAACAGCTTACGCTGCTAGGGGGCACATTCTACCCGCATTTGATTTGGTTTGCTCCATGCGGAGCTGTTATCGTAGAGGCTTTTTATCCTCTACTTCTTAACTTTTGCTGCCATCGTTCTGTGTGTATCCATTTGGGTAAAATTCTATTTCTAGCTTTTCTACTTTACAAAGAGTACATACTTTAGTTAAGGTCGGCATATCTTATCATCCTTTCAGATTTACTTCTCGGATGTCGATCACTCGTGGTGCTATTTTAGTCTAGTCCATTTTGGCCCTAGGATCAAGCACTATGCTCTACACTGATGCAGATTCTTTATCCTCTGCATTTAGCTCGGTATTAGCGTTTCAGCTTTCACCGAATTTGATCGATTTGCAAGCTAGATTACTCTAGCAGGTCCCCATGGAGTTAAGGAGGTTCGTAATAGTTACCAACTGATAGTCTGAAATCACATACACGAAGAAAGAAGCCAGTTGAGCTGCTGTCTGTTGGTTTTGCGCATTAGAGAACGAGTGTGATCGTCCGGCTGGTACGCCGAATTCGATAGGCACTGGAATGTACTTACCAGCGAAACCGTCTGGAGATTCCAGTTTGGGCACTAATGCCAAGAAAGGATTTTCTTTGTAAACTAACTTAATGTTATCGTTGAGCTTTTTATCTCAACTTCTAATATTTGTTTGACTTTTTACGATTTTCTGATCTGGGCAAGTACTGTAAGTTGTTTAGAACGTGAAACCCAGAGACGCTAACCCCTTGTAAGGGGAGTATATGGTCTACCTCATGCCCAATTGGACAGTTTTCGTAGAACGCTTGGATTTCTCGTACTTGCTTTTCAGTCAACCACTTAGGTGTTGCATTTAACTTTTTAGCTTGATACCGTCGAACTTTTTCGCGGGATCTGCCTGGGTTTTTCTTTCTCCAGTCAGCCTCTAGTTGTTTTTGCAACGCTTTATGAGTAGCTCTATACTCTGCCCTCTTTTTTCGAGAGGCGTCTATAGTAGAACTGTAATAAGTCTTGGACTGTAAAAGAATCTTAGCTCGGTTTCGATCAAACCTGGCTGAGTTATATTTTTTCTGACAAGATTTGCACATATTTTGGTACCCGTCTGCATATCGACTATCCTTAACAAAGTTTTGTTTAGGCTGCGGGTTGTTTTCTGTGCAGTCTTTTCGTTTACATGTCTTCATATTAGTTCAGCGTACATTATCAATCTAGTATCTAGATTGCCTACCACTCTTGGTACTATTTTAGTCTCTCATGTTTTTATGAGAGTGTCAAGTACTACGCGTTACGGTGAGCCAGGACCTTTACTCCCTGCTTTACCTCGGGATTGGCGTTTCAGCGTCCCCCGATATTGGTTGGTTTTAGAAGGACCTAGTGTTAATCCTTCATGTATTCATTACTATCGGTATACAACTCTTTTACAATTTGTTATCGTGGGTTATTAACCCCCACTTCACTGGTTTCTTTTGTTATGCCAGTGTTCAGACTATCACATCAACATTTACGTTGTCTTCTCATTTAGTCGTTCACGGTGGCCTTAGCCTTCCGCCCTGTCACCTACTTCTAGGCTTCCAAGTCAATTAGAGAAAATTTAAACAGCTCTAAGACTGTATATAATTAAAAGTAAATCCTTTGTAGGATTTTAACCTACTGTTTGGATTTAATACTGCGTAAATGCCGTTTGCGGATATATTTAAATCCCTAGAGGCATCTACGACCAGTAAATAGGTTTTACCGTTTTGCTCACATTTAAAAGGCCTTGCAACGTCTTCGTATGCCGATCGTCGCCCTTTAACGAGCTTAGCTCTATGTTCAGGAGTTATAGTTCTAGAAGAATTATCCCTAGCAACTGCTGAGGATTTAATCTTTTCTAAAACTTCCGGTCTAGTCTCTTTGCGGCCTTTATTCCAGGCAACTTGTAGTCCTTTTTGACCTTTATTCCAAGGTTTTAATCCGTCTTTTTTACGAATTCCCCTAGATTCTCCTCCTAAGTTTATGTTATACTTAGGTTTGTATTTTGTTATGTAGTGCTTTTCAGCTTCGTCTAAATCGACTTGGTTATAATAAACGCTGTGCGTATTCCAAGAAAATTTATCTGCTCCATGCTTTCTTATAGCAGAGCCTATTACATAACCTTTACCCCGACGTGCGTTATACTCATGTTGAGAACGACGCTTGCCTAGTGTGAGCTTGGTTTGTCCTATATAAACTATTTCGTTGTTTAAAGTTACGAAATATATGATCATGGGTTTATCACTAAACATAATTTAATGTACCACTTTATTTTAATTATATCAATATTTAAGTTTAAGCTGCAATTTGGTTACTTGAATTTGCATATATTGCGGACATTTTATTTCCTTTAGACGTTGGTTATAACATTGGTTAGAACGTCATGATCCTAGGTCAGTTTTTGATAGTTTATACCTTACCGTAACACCATGCTGCAGTAAGTTTAAGCTATCGATTACTTGTTTAATTTTCCTTCAGCGGCTAATATAGCTCGATCCCTAGCACTTAAAGGTCTCGAGTTAGTCATATTAGACGTCAAGGTTTTCACTTGTTGCTGCTGAGTTTGACTCGTTAGCGTCTGTTGAGCAACTTTAGGTTGCAATTTCTGTTGAATTTTGTTAAGTCTTGCGAGTTTAATAGCTTCCTCAGCAAGATACTCTTCAACTTGAGCGGCGGCATCCTCAACGGTCAAAAGAATTCCGTCCTCATCAAAGGTTTTCGTAATCAATTCCACTACATCTCCAACACTTCCGGTTGCTTTAATCATCTCGAAGCTGGGATCTAATTGAACTAATCTGGAGACATCAGACTTAATCTGTTTTTCTGCTTGTTGTCGTTGTAAGTTCTGATTCTCTTCAAAGCTTTTCTTAGTGCTCTCAGTCTCACCCTTTAGAGCTTTAAGTTCTTCTCTCATTGCTCTTAATTCATTCTGAAGAGACATATTCTCTTGACTAGGACCGTTTACGGCGGCTTCCGTCAGTTGATCATAGGTTAATCCCATGTCTAAAAGAGTTCGAATTGGATCTTTTAGAAGATTATCTCTTGAGATATATTTGGATTCATCAATGGAGGGGGCGACAGGTTTAGCTTTTAACGCCTCTTCTTGGGCACGCAAAGCAGCTTCTTTCTGCTTTAGCTGTTGATCCCTAAGACGTAAGGCCTTATCTTTACGCGCTAAAACGGCGTATTGAGAACTAATCGGTTCTTCTGGTGCTTTTGATGCTTCGTTAGCAACAGGAACTTGGCTCTCATCTTTAGCGGATTGACCGGAATCTTGTTGTTTAGGCACAATAGCGGACATTTCTTCCGGTGCTACATTTGTTGGGTTTTGAACGGGAGCTTGCTGTGACTGTTGCGCTGTTAGCATCTGTATAGCTCTATCTCGGGCACTGACTTGCGCTATGGACTTTGCACCAGTTGGTTGTGTAATAGAAGGGGCTGCGATCGTTTCGACTTTCATGGTATCTCCTAAGTAATCAATTTGATTACAATTTCATTGCTTTATATGTCACAAAAACATATTAATTCTTGTGACATCGGTTTTGTTGTTGCTTCTTAATGAAAGAGCTGTACTAGCTCTAAAACTTATTGTGCGCCGCCTGGATTACCATTTGGTATTAAGGGAGATATCTATAGGTTAGATTCTTGTCTGATAATGGGTTACTGTTGAGATTGGATACCTACTTGTTGCGGAGGTGGTGCCGTCGTTGGCGCTGGTACACTTCCTGGAGATCCCGACGCCATAGCTGGCGTAGCCGGTTGTGCTGCTTGGGTCATCGTTTGTACTTGGCTGAAAAAATCTCTAAGCATCTGGCATCGATCTTCTTCTAACCTACAAGAGCTGTATAAATTATAGTACTGTACTACTAACTGAGACGCAAGCGATAAATCCATGAATGGATCTGGTGGGGTATATTCACCATCTTCTACAATCTTATCAAGTAACTGAAAGATTCTTTCCTCCGAAGCATTCGCTAATTTATCTATTTGTCCTAAGTCTGGGAAATCAAGTAATCGACGGCCTTCTTTAATATCAAGCATTCCACTCGCAATCATTTCAGTGATCTTTTGCATTCTGCCGGAAGGATCTTTCGGTAAACTAGATTGATTAAAGACTTGAATAACAAATGGGTCTTCTAACATCGTAACCTTTGGTAGGTCTATTTCTTTGGTTCCGTCTTTGTTAGGGTAAACTGTTTGATAACTGCCGGTTCGTTCTGCAATGTCTTTAGCAAGGTCAGTAATCGCGTAAGCAAGTTCGACAAAGATGTTATCGTATCGTTTTGAGAGCGCAGCCATTCGGTCTGTCGAGATATCATCGTAAGATCTAATGGCTTCTCCGGAGTTAAGACCCGCTGGCTTTTGGCTTGACGCCTGCATTGCAGACACGCCAGATTGCTGGTATCCGTAGTCGATGAGTCGTTGCAATTGTGCATATAACTCCTGTGGTACGGCGGGCGCTACTTCATACGAAGGTTTAATACCTCGGTATTCAATGATAGCTCCGACGTCGTTATTAAAAGCTGCTTTCGAAACTTTAGATCCTGCTTCGACGAATACTCTAGGGACACCGACTAACTTGATTGCTCGAGAGATGGTGAATAATAAGGAATTGATTTCTATCTGTGTTCCCATTAATTGCTCAGATAACCCTTGGCCCCAGAACCCCAGCAAACGTGGGGAGTATTGTATAAAGACGAAGGGAAATTTATCCTTTGTGTACTTTTCATCAAGAAGTATGCCAGAACTACAGGCTATAACATGCCGGCCATCTTTAGCGCCCGGGCCGCTAGGTAAATGCCAAGATTCAACAATCATTACTTGATCGGTAACTGTTTTTGATGATTCTGCTGAGTTATCCGGATATGCAGTTGCGGCATCTTCAACTATCTGTTTAGACCCGGTGAGGTCCTTTAACACATCTCTATCAACTAATTTCATTTGAAAGATTTGTCTAGGTTCACCGTAGATGCCATCATTGGAATCTATGAGTAATTCAGTACGTAGAACTCTGTCGAGGGCTACCTTATTATCTGCGGTTTCATAAACTTTAAGAATACCAGTTCCGGTAACACACGCGTCGCGTAAAGCAATGGCAGCTTTATCGTAAGCTTTAGTTTGATAAAATTCACCTAAGATGAAGTTGTTTAATTGTTTAGCTAATCTACGTTCTTTATAATCGCCGGCATCGGTCAAAAATACAGGGGCGGGTCGATTTTGACTGAGTCGAGAAACTAACGTATCAATACAGGATTGAACTAAATTAAAAGTAGGCCTATCAGCTGGTAAACCAGTCTGTTGATCCATCTTAGTGGTATTTGAACCAATAAAACTAAATAAGCTCATATTTCCATAGAGCCTAGCATAAATAGCTGTTTGTCGTTGAAGGTACTGTTGACTCTCTTTAAGATAAGCCGCGGTAGAAAGAACTTGGTTAGTCAGTTCTCTATCATTTTTCGCCGTCCACCACTTCCATACTCCCTTAAGCTGTGAATTGGGGTCTTTAGTGCTAAACGTAACGGTATTCTTAGGAGTAACTTTTGAAACCTTCATTGTTATTGTTCCGTACTTTCAGCAGCTCCGCCAACAGACCAAAAAAGCATTTCTTCGTCGGTTAGTTGTTGCGTTGAGAGACCAGGATCTACCACGGGTCCCGTTAACTGCGGTGCATTGCGTTTCTTATAGTTTGAAACTGGGGCATCATCAGCTAATGTAAACTCGTAATCGGCATTCTTAAAGTGCTTAATACCAGCTTTTCGGCAGGTATCAGCAAGCTTTTTGAGTTCTTTAGGGTTCATAATCCCCTCAATTAACTTCGTTGTTTATACTTCATCTTCTTTCGGATAGAGGAGACCATGTCGTGTGAATCCTCATCCGAAAGTTCGTCACCATGTTCATTTGAATCCATAGGTTGACGAGAAATTTGACTATCATCATAATAAGTCTTTTTACGTGCAGCTTTATAACTTAATTGATCTTCTTCATTTAAATGTTCATCGCTATTATCTTGAAGATCAACTTCCCCGCCTTCGGCCATCATCTTGTGTTTTGCTCGTATTCGATCGGCAATTCCGCCTTTAGCAAGATGCATCATCGATAGTTCCATATCATCTTTGGAGTCTTCATCAACCATTTTAGTGCCAGCTCTTTTTTCTGAAGAGTGACGAAGGGGTTTAGAGTTGAGCATATCTTCTTCGCGCTCGTCAGCAGCATCGTCAATACCGCTCATGTGTTCATCGCGGGCATCAATTTCTGCGCCGTGGCTTAAACGTTCGTCGTCGGTCATATCCATTTCACGTTTATCGCGGGCGCTGTCAATGCCGCTCATATGTTCGTCCCTAGCATCTAATTCTTGAGAATGTTCACGGGAAGCGCCTTCCATCATAGACATTTCTCTTTCGTCTTCATCGTCTGCGTTTGGGCGATGAGAGCCGGCTCTTATTTCTCCACCTTCTGCGTACATCATACCGCCTTTGGCTTTTTTAGGTCCAAATGCTTTCCTAATCGAATCCATTGCAGCTTCTGTATTAGACTGGTCGTCCGACGGTCTGGGGGCTGGTTGGGCTGGTTGTGAGTCTTTTTTACCCATGAATTCACCGCCAAAGGCCATTTTCTTTCGAGCCTGACGTTGAGTATTGAAAGCTATAGCTAGTGCCTGCTTTTGTGGTGTTCCGGCATGCATTTCTGTTTCAATGTTCTTACTCAGGGCTTTTTTAGAAGCGCGTTTGATTAGGGGCATGGTATTTTATCCTTTATTCTTCGTGTGAAATTTCATCATGGGGTTCTGATTCAAGGATGTCAAATGCAGCTTTAAAAGCTGCAGCCATCCCTTTAAAATCTTTAGCATCGGAGGCTCTAGAGAAATCTTGCATAGCCATTTCAAGGCCGGACGACGAGTCTTGTTCCTGGCCTTCGTCGGGTGATCGTAACTGGGTTATAACACCGGCGTCTTTGGCTTGCTTTTGTTTCAAAAATGGTAGCATGTAGGACTCCTAACTTTAGCGGAATGACCTAAATTTAATCAAATTAAACAGAATTTGATGTATTTTTAGGTATTTGATAGCTTTTTCCACCATTCGGCGTTATCTGACTGCTCTTGAAAGTGTTCTAGGGCGTTATCAAACATATCCACCTCTTGTTGCTTAGCCCATGCTTTGCTTCCATATTTAGGTTTTTCAGGTTCCTTTTGAAACGTAAAAGCAGGGGATTCTCTAAAAGCATATAATACAGCGTCTATAATATCCGAGTGATATTTATCTGAGACTTTAATCTTATCGGCTGTTGATTTATCCTGATCAATTTCAACTAGATATGCGTCTTGAGCAAACTTAGAGGTTTTCTTAGCTTTAAATCTGCTAGTACGTAGAGTGTCATTTAAGAAAGCTATGTTCTCAATCTTTCTAGCTTTATCTGCTGGTTCAACTGGTATCTGATGGCGTCGCCGCATTTCTTCTGCTAGTTTCTTACCTAACCCACCTTGGTCAATGACCATCTTGGCTATATCATATTTCTTTTGATATGCTTGAATTTGCTCAACTAGTTCAGTTAAACCTTGTTGGGGGACGACCTTTTCTTCAATTAAGTACGTTCCTGGCTCAGCTTCAGACCAGCCTATAATAGCTATAGCATCAGCATCATCAAACCCTAAATCGATACCCATGATATAGTTCCACCTAGCAGGGGGTTTCAAGGCTGGTAAATCGACATAATCATTAAGTTTCTCGTTATACTTAATTAATAACGAATCACTATCTGTGACCCATTTACCAAAATACTCTCGTTGAATTGACGGGTCGGTCAGAAGAACACCACGTCTTGCTAATTCTCTGTCTAACATCTGTTTATGTGTCATTTTTGACTTAGCTAGTAAGAATGGATTATTAAAAAAAGTCCACCGATGCTTACTCCAGTTCGAACCCTCTTGGGCACAATCATGGAAATAACCGGTTGGAATGGCGCTAGGCGTACCAATCAAGACCAAGGTACCAGCGTGGTCTAGGAGGGCTGGTGCTAACACGTCGTTTATAAGTTCTTTGATGTATTCACGGAAGGATTGAGCTTCATCGATATACACTAGTTTAAGAGCGAGACCTCGGAACTTCTCAATTTCATTGGTATCTTTTGCTCCAGATAGGTAAATTATCGATTGGTTAGGAAATGTTACAGATAATTCAGATGAATTCTCTTTACCCCCTAAATTATAATCTCGATTAATCTTTTTGATTTCTCTCCAGATAATACGTTTTGCATTGTTTCTGCTGAGAGTAATATAAACTGAAACAGTTTCAGGATTGTTGGTAGCCGTAAATACAAGGTCGGCGGCACAAGCTATCGTTTTACCGGCGCGTCGAGAACATACAGCTAGTTTATTTGGTGATGGATCTGATATGAAGGCGTACTGCTCCGGAAACAGATATTCTTTTAAATTAAAGTTTCTTCCTTTCGCCTTATTGAGTTTAAGTATTGCCTTTGCAATCCCTTTCTTAGACGCTAAACTCATTTACGTTTCCTAGCTAACTTCAACAGTTGTTCCTCTGTTAATGAGTCTAAGAAGTCTTGTTCTTTCTTCTTTGATTCAAAAAGCATAGAGAGACAGTCCTTCAGTGTTTGGACTGTCTCTCTATCAGGAATTTCATTCTTTGTAGTAACAAAAGTAATTTGGTCTACGATCCTCTTAACACAGATTAAGCAGTCTTTTATAGAGTCATCAATGGAAATCATCGGAGGACTCTCAGGTATAATCTTTACATAACTTTTCTTAACTTCTGTTTCACGAGGTAGGACCATACTTATCCTTTAGCTACTTTCAATGCGGGTTTTGTGGGTTCAGGAGCAAATACCATTATCGATACGTTTGTTTTGGGTATAGCCGCAGTTACTTCCACACCTTTCAGCATAAAACTAAGAAGTAGTTCATCACCATCGCGCACCATAATCAGACCATCTAATGTTTTACCGGTTGGAGGTAACACTAGGCCTAGGTCACCGACGGATGGTATATGAGCCGCAGCATGTAATCGAGCGTAATTAACTTTTCTGCTCATCGGACACCGCTGGTGCTTTCGCTAGCGCAGCTGCTTCTAAGTTTAATTCTTTAAGTTTATCATTTAACGTGGCTAATTCAGTCGACAAAACTCCAACTTGGTACTGGATATGTCCGGCTTTAGCACATAAATCACTGTATTCTTTAGTAATAACTTCTAATGTTCGTTCCATCTTAACTCCTTAAACAAGAAACGGATTATAGACCCATCCCTTATGTTTTATAATAGCCATACCTACCTTAGTGGAATGTGTGGCTGTGTTTAAATGGCTAGGTATTAGATCTTTCGCTAACCTAATTCCTCTCCAATTCTTCTTAACGAATGTCCAATGTACTGCTACATCAGACATTACGGCATAACCAAGTATAACACTAGGATCATCCTTTAAGCAAGCAACATTCACCACGGTGGTTGGTTTGCTAAGGATAAAGGCAATGACTTTGTGATAATGCTCCATAAATATTGACTTCGGCACGTCGCTTAACCAGCTATCACCATAGTAGAGCCCGCGCAGCCAACTAGCATAGATGAAGTTAGTGTCATCTGGCGTCATTTCTCGAATTGTTATTAACTCAGACTTATTAATCGTGTCGGACATATTTATCTAACATCTTCTGACGCACGCTTCGTAACTTTAGTAACGTTGGCGTCCTAGAGATTTTTATACCTATGGCTTTCAGCTCTTTAACTGTTTCCCTGGCACTGTATCCTTCAACGTGAAGACTCCATATAGTTTTTTCCAGTTCATCAGCAAAAGTGTGCTCGTGTAAGAAATGCTCAGCTAAAGTAAAGTAAGTTCTTTTGTCCTCAAACTTTTCGATAGTTGTTTGAGTATTTAACTCATCGGACTTCGAACTCTTGTGGGAGTGCTTCGTAGAATAAAGCAACTTGTTTAACTCGTGAATGGTTTCACGTTTAATTCGTCCATCACGGCTTTCAATATCTTCAAAACCAGACTTATCTAGCTTCTCGTACCATTTATCTTGCAGTTTCTTAAACTCATTGCTGTTGTGGTTCATTTTTGGCGGCTTCTGCTGCTTTTTCTGCGGCTAGCTTCTCTTCTTGTGCTTTCTTAACTTCTTGGAAAACTGTATGAGCTACTTGCTTTGAGGCTCCGGCAACAAGGCGTTTATAGAAGAACTCTAAGGATTTATGTGAATCATCTGGTCCTAGGTGCATAATGATGGAAGCAATCGCAAACTTCAGCGAAGATTCATCACTGGTGGGTAACTCAAATTGAGTTTTAAGATCAATGATTAATTGGTCGAATTCAGTCATTCCTACAGGTAATTTTCGTTCAGACATGTGTCATCTCCTGCTTATAAGATGACACATATGTCTTTAATTGTCAATAATTATTTAACAAATAAATCGCACATTATAGCCTAAATCCTTTAACATGACTAACGTATAAACTGAAATCATTGTCGTAACCGTAACTGTTTTACCTTGTATATAATATCCATTCATATTTAAAGACTATCAACTCAGAGTATTATTGTCAACTATTTTTGCTCCGCCAATGTTTTAGATATAAAAGGATCTGCTATTAAATCTACGCCAGGAAGTTTAGTGGTATTTTCCAAACACTCTCGTAGTAATACACTTACAAATTCAGAATCTTCTTCCTTACATTCTAAGATTACTTGGTCATGGACCTGCATAACTATATAACATCCTTCGAGTTTTGCTTCTTTAATAAGATGTGATAGGCGAATACAAGCTCTATTAACTATCGATGCCCCAGTACTTTGGATCCTATGGTTCATTGCCAAGTTAAGCAAGGTTCTAGCCTCATACGGTAGATCTTTATGTAGATTGTGACCATATCTAGCAACAATTTTAGTAGCCTCCGGTATTCGTCTAGGTCGGCCGAACAGATTTCTTACAACACCATCGGATTTGGCCATTTCATGACTGACGAGCATCATTAATTCAACTTTGGGATAAGCTTGAAAATACTTATCCATTAAGTCTTGTGCTTCGTCTTTTTTAACACCCATTTCCGAAGCAGTAAAACTTGCAGTACGTCCATACGGTGTGGCTAAGGCAATAACTTTGGCTTTATCCCGCAACTGAGGAAAAGCTTTTGCAAAGGAGTTCGGGTCGTCTTTAACTAAACTAAATCCGTGTTTACCAAATATTGGGGCGCCAACAACTGAATAAAAATCTTTACCTTCCGCAAAACAATTAATAAGATTGTCATCTCCTGATATTGAAGCAAATACGCGGGGTTCTAACTGTGCGTAATCGGCACCTACAAATACTTTTCCATCTCTAGCTATAATACAGCTTTTAACTCTTTTATCGTTTCTTGGTAAGTTTTGAAAGTTAGGGTTTTTACTAGAGTATCGCCCAGATGTAGTGCCGTGCTGTAAAAAGCTGGGATGAATAATTCCATATTGTTGTCTTTCCATTATACCAATGACGTAAGTATTTAGAATCTTTTTGTTTTTAGATAATTCTAACAATTTTGCTACCCATTTATATTTATCTGCAAAAAGCTTTAAACTAGTTTTGTCAGTTCTAGTATATTTCCAATAATCTTCAATCTTTTTAGGCTTTACGGTTTTTCTCGTAATCGGATGTACGGAGGCTTCTTTATAGATCTCCCCTCGGTGTTCTTGACAGGCTGCGATAAATTCTCGTTTATTTTTAGATGAATACGGCACCGGTAGACCTAAATACTTGCATATTTCTTTACCGCTATCTGTAAGAGATCCAAATTCATTACCAAGTTTGTGGAAGAGTAACCACGCCAACTGCATGCCGGCTGAAGGATTAAATTTCTTAAACTTTTCCTTCGTATACTTAGTTGTTTCCGCTTCGATAAAAGCCTGCGCTTCGAGGCACTCGGCTTCTAAGGTACATTTAAGTTTTATCAGCTTATCGGTATCAACTTTCAATCCTATTGTATTTAAATCATAGGTGGGCCCTTTTACAAGGGGCATCGATTCTTCAAAAAAGAAGGTATCTAATCCCTCTGCATAGAGTTGTTCCATTAAATGATAAAAAAGCTTAATTGTTAAGATCGCGTCTTTAGCTCCATATTTACCAATTAAGTCGGAGTCAGCTTTATAAAGTTCGTAGTTAGCTCTAGTAATTTCGCCGCCGTTGGCCAATATGCTAGCCTGCAGGGCTACTTGTTCAGTCTTGGACTCTTCTCCGAATATGGCAGTTCCCAACTCTTTCAGCCCATTTTGTCGATTTTCATTTAATAAATGTCCTAAAATCATTGTGTCAGTGCATAAAGAATCGATTAATTTTATCTTAAAGTTATTCTCTACCATGGCGCAATCAAATACCGCGTTGTGCATGATGAGTTGTTTTCCGATTAATAATGATATTATGTCGGTAGCGTTTGCTTTAGTCTCTAAATCTATCAGCGTTTGCGTGGGCACATCCCACTTTGATAAAATGACATAATAGCCTGTATCGACATGTGCGCTGACAGAAAAACCTATGATTTTGTCCGATTTCTTCACTCCCGTAGTCTCGGTATCAAAACTTAAGTACTCATTATTCTTGATGTATTCTCGTAATTCCTGTAGTTCGTTAAGTGTTTTGATTAATTTGAGTTTTTCCATGTAATCCTCCAAAATCTGCTGCTACGTATTCAACCATTTCAGTTTTACGATCTTGAGACCTTTTAGCCGTAGCTTGCTTTAAGTGATATGAAAAACCAGCTTCTTCATCCTGCGTCATTTCCCTTAATCGTTGTGAATCAGCATCAAATTTAAGTCGATAACAGAGGTCTTCTTTAATCACGTCTTTATTTTGATTCTTATGACGAATCTTACAGAATTTAAAAGCGGTAACAGTTGGGGCACCATCTTTATAAACTCGTTTTAGTGGCTGCCACAACGTAATGAGGTAATCACAATAAGATTCGAAAAACACAGTGCCGTAGGCGGCGTCTTTATTAAGCTCTAAATCACCGATTCCCGCCTTTTCTCTAGGCGCTTGAGATTGCATCACTAGAAGTGTATTAGTTGACACGGCAAAGGACTTCATCTTATGGCAGATGTCTTCAACGCTCTGCCGACCGTCTTTAGAGGACTTTTGTAATGCTCCAATATGATCAATAACAACACATCCGATCTTTACGTTGTTCTCTTTCTGATAGTTAAGGATATATTCTTGAATTGAATCAAAGGATAAGTTTCGGTAGTTACCCTCATCGTCGTAATTACTAAGGATACGAACCTTATGATGCGAATTTATGTTTGTACCACATAGGTTCTTCCAGCGTTCGGCTATTTCCTTTGCTGGCTGTTCTAAGGTAACAAATAGATGGTCATAGCTAGGGTTCTTAGATACAAAACCTTCAAACATGTTTAAAGCAATGGCTGTTTTACCTACGCCAGAACCGGCTATCATACCAACTACTTGGCTTAATCTGAAGCCATGTTCCGTATTATCAACATATGGCCAACAATAGAATCGCTCGCCTTTTAGCTTATCGCCACTTGTTTGTAGGATATCAAACACGCTTTGTGATTCAATTGGAATCTTGTTACCTTTAGATAACGACTTCTTGTTGTTATCTATAGATGACGACTCAAAAGTCCATATTTGATTAACAATTCCTTCAGCGTAGCCTAGGCGGTGGATTGGGGCTCGCTCTAGAGCCTTTGCCGAATTTACTAGTACTGAGGTTGCTTCTTTCTTGGTAAATCCCGATGCAAACATTATATGACCTAGTCGGAAATCGCTCTTACTACGATCGTCGGTGTTTCCAAGCCATATATCTTTAACTTCTTGACTATCGTGTAGTAGTTGTCCAAATTTAGATGGTAATTTTTCATCAATTTTAACTTCTCTGGAGTATTTTTTATAGGTCTTTTCGAAGTGCTGATTACAAAATTGTTCATCAGAGAGGGTTATTGGCGCTAAAGCTTTATCAATAGTTTCGCAGGTATACACTTCCTCGGTTAAAAACCAAACTGCGCAAGCTTTGAAGTTACCTTTCATCTTAGTATTGAGAGTACCTGGATACCGCATTAGTTGATAAATTTTACTAACTGCTTCGTCTGACTTAAAATGACGGGTGAGTCTTCTTTGTAATAATAGATAGCTTTTAGCATTTAGATCTGAAACTCTCCAATATACATGTATACCATTGCCAGAGTCTATGATCTTTGTGGGTTGGAGAGGGAATGTACATACGAATTCGACGAACTCATCTTTAGATTTATACTTTCCTTCTTTAAGGTCCATGTCAACGAAGACATATTCAAATGTGTCTACTTGGGAACCATCAACGGTGCCGCCGGTATACAAAGAGGGGTAATTGGGGAGGTAATATACGTTATATCCTTGTTCATTAAACTTCTTGATTTCTGTGTCGGTAAACTCACCCTCTAAAACTTTAGGAATCGAAGGTGATTCAATTGTTAACCATTCCGGTGCTATAAGCCTATAGATGACCACGAACTCCTCCTCTCGATCTCTCTGTTAAAACGAGGGACGTAAGTTGCTTCCTACGTCCCCCACCTAGTACGAAGACTTAGGCTTTTTTAGCTTGCCTGATCAATGCTTGAATACGTGCTTGCGTTGCGGGTGGTGGTGTTAAGGCGGCAACCGCAGGCGTACGAACTGGAGGAAGAGCGGCTTCTTCGAGTTCGTCCTCTTCCTCGTCTTGCTCTGGAACCGGTGCTTGCGCATCAGAATCAACGTTTTCATCGTCGTAAGCGATGTCATAAACTTTCATGGTTTTACCACTCCTAAGTTTCTGCATTTCGCCGGAAAACTCAATTTCAACATACATGCCAGGCTTAATGTTGTTATTTTTAATCTGTTGAAGAATGTTTGATTGTCCTAATACACTCATTAATCCGGATTCTGTCTTATAGGTGTGTTCAATGACTGGGCTACCATTGATGGTCTTTTGGACCTGTCCTTGATAATACCCTTTCAATGTATCACCGGCTTTGGTGAATTTAAATGATGTGGAAATAATTCCACCTTTATTTGCTTCTTTTAGTGCCATACTTTACTCCTTTGTTTTATAGTCTTTCGACTGTTGATTCAACATTACCATATGTAATGTTCGAAGATCAAGACCTAAATACTCCACTATCCATATTAAACTTGTTAAATCTGCGCTCTTTTTTATTTGGATGACATGTTGCTAATTTCATAAACATCCTTCGGGCGGTCATCAAACTCCGGCTTTAGTTTCTCAAAGTGTAATAAAAACATCGCATTGCACATAACCGCAGCCATATGGCTAATTCCTGTTTCGGAATCTAATGTTTCTCCTCTAAGATATAGATACGTATGCCGAAGAATAGCAGCTATAACACGCGTATAATTTATACCTTTAGCCCAGTTCCAAGCTTGGTATTTTTTGGCACCAAAAGCTAATACTTTCGCCACTTCCTCTAACGCAATCGGACTAATTAAGTCTAGTCTTGGCTTTTCACCGTCGTGCTTCGTTCCTTGTTCCATATTATAACTTCCTCACTATGTTCTTCGGTATAGCAATTATACCAAATGAGCAATATACGTACACTTCCTTCTCCGCATCAAACCATCGATTCATTGGGTTATCTCGGATGTGCTTTGGTACATATGCTAACTCGATCGGTCTTACAAATGTCCCAGATTCTAACACTTTTTCATTCCACAACGAGTCGCTCATGAATCGAAAATCTTCCTTCGTTACATAGTTTGGTGTACTCATAAATTCAATATACCACTAAGACTTGTAATCGGCAATAGAATCTTTCTCGTCTCGATCATACCATTTACCGAGTTTAATCTTTAACAGGCGGGCTATCTCCCGACCGAAAGTCCACGCTCGACGCTCGTGCTTTAGCACTAATCGGAGTTGTTTCGTGGAAGCTTTATTCTTGTACACTTTACTATAAGCCTTATCTAATTTACGCCATTCTGTATCTGAACGATTGGCTAAATCATCAACAACGTGTCCTAATTCATGTAAAATCGTTGATACAAGCTCTGTACCCTCTAAATCCCGATCTACAGATATTTTATTAACCGCCGGATGCCACGCGCCATTACCGGGGTAATGGATAAAAGCAACTTTAATACCTAACGCTTTGGAGAGCCGTAGAAGTTTCTTTATATGTGTCATATTAAAACCTTTTATCAATCTTATAACGTGTATAAGCCTTCAATACCTTCATGACATAGTCGTCATTAGCGGTAGTATAACGACCCGCATTATAAGCTGATATAACTTTAGGAGTATCGCCATATCTCTTATATAACTGACTTATAAGCTTTGCAGCATACCAAGTGCTAACTTCAGGATTTAGTAAGTCTTTGGTATGATCTATGGTTTTTCTGATCGTTACTGTTTTATTTTTAGTTTTCTTAACAATTTTAATATGTTCAAGTTGTTGAAAACCTAATCCTTTAACAGTAGATAACTTTAATTGAAACAGGCCATATGATTTATCTACAATACCGGCGGCTTTTTGAGCTGCTGTACCATCATCGTGATTAATCGCCTTGGCGCGGCAATTCGATTCAACTCGGCAAAATGCATATAGTAGAGCTACATCAATTTTAAACTTAGTAGCCGCATTATATATGTAGTAAGGTACGGTTGAGGTATCACATTCTACATTTTTAACATTACTCATTAACGCTAACACATTTATTAGGACTATTAATATTACGTATCTCATAGTTAAAGAATACCTTGAAACGAGATATTCGTCAACTATTTTATAAGTGCTGGATAACACTTATAATTTTCCTATCCAGCGTCCTCCGGGGCGGAGCCGCATAGGTACGATTTGTGGTATACCATCTAAAACTATGAGTACGCTAACTATTGGTCTTCGTGGATTAATTTTATTATATCCTAATGCAAGACTATAATCATCAGCTAGGCACCCAGTATGTGCATCGAACATCAAACGTTCGGGGGTAGAGATATAGTTAATTTGGGCTTTTTCATGAAAATGCCCCTGAACGGTACTACAACCATACGACGCAGCTAATTTGCCGGGAGAACCGGTCTTACCGTGGCAGAAATATACGGGGCCTAATGAGGTTAGAACTCTCGTATCAAATACCCACTTCCAACCTTTAGGGGCCTGAAGAATATCATTATAGGACTTAAATACTTCTGGGGGTAGACCGCTAGCCAAAGCCTTTCGCATCACAAGGCTGCCATGATTGGATTCAACGACGGTGACTTGCGGAAACAGCTTATAAAGAGGGCGTAATGCCTTAATAGCTAATTCCAACTCTTTACTAGCATTCGGTAACGAAGGATCTGAATCATGAAAACTAATAGCATGGTTATCCACCTCGTCACCTATGCATATGACGGTATCAAACTTATGCTTTTTCTTTAAAGCTGTCAAAAATGCAATAGTATCCGGATGGTAATAGGGAGCATGAAGATCAGATATTACGAGAAGGTTTTTGGCTTTCTTCATTATTTCCTCTTATTCTTCGAAGCTTGTAACGATTGAATCTTTCTTAGCTTGCTCCGTCTCCACAGTAGAACCTAGACCATCTTCAGCTTTATCGTTAGGATTTCCTACATAACTTTCAACGAGGTACTTCAATACCTCTTTCTGCCTAGTATTCATAAGATCCATAGTTTCTTTAACAAACTTTTGGACTTCATTCATGCGAGAATCTACGTGTTTCTTCAATTCTTCAAATAACTGTTCTTTTAGAATGTTTGGTAGTTCTTCTTTTACGATTTGGCGTACTTGGCCTCTTATTAATTTGATTTCGGACATGTTTAGTCTCCTTAAGGGATTTCTTAAATTCTCTTCTGAGTTTACCCTCTTGTGAGGTTTTTGTAAAGTGACAAATTTCGCAAATTGCTTGTAAATTTGATGGATCACACCATAATCTATCTAAAAATGTATCCATAGACATTTCTTCAAAGGATTGGTCCACAGGAATTAACGGTAAAATATGATCGACTACGAGGTAGCTCTTAGGGGTGTGTTTTCTACACACTGCGCATAATCCCCAAGCTTTTACCCTAGGCCTCCGTGGATCAGTATGTTTTATAATGCTCGTCGCTATCACATCGCGTCTTAGATCGGATCGGGAAAAGACTCTTCGAAGAGCGCCCTTAATCAAACCTCGTTCTCGGCTAGTTATACGTTCATTCATCGTAACCCCAAACCAATTAAAATCATAAAAATAACAATATAAGCTATTATATATCCTATTATTATTATTATTCGTGTAAATTCTCGAAGCATTTTAAACCTCCCTAATAAAACTTCTATCCTGCTCTAAGAATACGTCAAACCGTCGGTTAAATAAAGACTTAAGTTCTTGTGCGTGATCAATCACTAATATGCTAGCATGATCTTTCTCTAATTCAGACAAAAGATTAAAAGCTTTGACTTTTAGATCACTATCGAGACCGTCTAACGCCTCATCTAGCATTAATAGGTTAAAATGTATTCCGACTTTATTGGCAGCGGCTGTCATAACTGACACCGCGAAACATAACTTTAAGAGTCCGCGTTGTCCTTTGGAGAGTTGTTTGTATGTAGCTTCGTAACCATCTTTAGTGACAGTCACATCTAAAGAGTCATCATTTTTGGTGTCAAAAAGTACCCTAATAGCCGACTCAAAGTATTGTTCTAGATACGTATTAGTTTGCTTTTCAATAGCTTTAACTGATCTATGTAATAATATTGACCGTAAATCCGCAGTTAAATCACTAATCTGACCTAAAGCCGATAAGGTTTCTTTTAACAATTGAGCTTGCGTACCGATATCTCTTAATTGCTTCTCTAAGTGCTGTAATTCATTATACATTTCTGCAGCAGCGTACACATGTGGATTTGTAGCCATTTCTTGTTTAACAAATGCTTCTTCATGCGGATTAGTTGCATAGTGCAACTGTTTAAGCTCCGTAGTAAACGGATTAGATTTATTCTTCTCTGCTTCGACCAGAAATTCTTGATCCGTGTTTAGTTCCGTTAGCGACTGGGAATGATTTTCATTAAAAACACCGCAGTGCGGGCACGTTCGATCGTTTAATAATGCTGCTTTTCTGTCAAACATTCGGCTTTCTATAAGTTTTATGTTGTACTTACGGTTTTCTTCAAACTGTAACTCTTTAACTTTTAATTCAGCAATCTCTTGCGTTTTGTAGTTTTCGTAACCTTCCGCCTTAGCTTTGAGTTCTGCCAAGGTTCGCTTTTGTACGTTGTCCCATCTATCACGATGACGGATATGTTCCTCCAGTGTTGATCGTAACTGTTCCAATCTTCCAAGAATTTTATTGTCGCGGGCTTGCGCACGTTCGAGGTTCTTTTTAACTTCTTTGATTTCATCTGTAGCCCTCCTTTTAATAGTGGCTGGAAAGTTTAAGTCTACAAGCTTATCAAATAGACTTCTTCGTTCTTTAGCTTTATTTAGGAAAAATGAACCTGCTGGGCTAAACTCATTAAAGTAGGTAGCAGCAGCAAAACTCTCGGCTTGCACTCTAAGCCTAGTCTCCAGGAGCTTTTGAGTTTCTGATATATCCTTGCCTCTATAAACGGTACCAGCTTCACTCCAATAAAGGTCATTCTGAGAATGGGTACCTCTAATGCGCGTAATTGTTAAGATTTTGCCATCTACTTCCAGCGATAAAATACCAACAGTGGGGTCAGATGTGAACCAAGATCTCACTTCATCAACATTACCGCCTTTAGCGGTTTCGCCAAACATAACCCAGTATGGACCGTCTTGAAGTGTGCTTTTACCACTTCCTGTTGGTCCTGAGACCAGTGATAAACCTAAGTCTCTGAAATCAAACTCTAATTTTTCATAACTACCAAAATTTGATAAATCAATGCTTAAGAGTTGCATATAATACTCCGATATAATGTCTTTAAATAGTCTTTGTGCTCTTTGGAGTCGGAGAGGCTATCTATAATACTATCGAATATCTCTTCGTTAGTCTTATCGATAGGAGTAGCGTCATTAACGGTAGAATCCGTCGGTATTAAGTCTAATTTATAGTTAGAATGGTTAAATAATAAATTTCCCAATTGTATCTTATCGATCTTAGCGAGATTCGACTGAGAACCTCTTAATTTAACCCATATTAGGTCACTGTCTCCAATAGAATGGACTTTATCCCAATCTACGGAAAATCCTTCATCATCCCCAGCACCTTCAATAATTACATGCTTTCGAAGGTTAGTTGGAATCTGCTCATACGTGCCGTCCTCGTTTAATACTAAAAAACCCTTGGGGCCGTCGTTAGCTTCGCCGAAGGTTATGGTGTAAGGGCTACCAATGTAAGTTATGGTTCCTATTGTCTGGTGTCTATGATAATGTCCTGAAAACACACGTAGATGTGAAGCTAACTTTGGGTCTACAGAGGTTTTGTCTTGTATGTAGTCGCCCATCATGGCACCCCTAAAACCTTGATGCATTATGACTGTATTCCCTGCAGGTTCTGCGGACAAGATGTTACTAATCTCCGCAGAATCGTTATAATATGGTAATAGCGTAACATTATCCGTAAGTTTTGTTACCTTATTTATAACTGTAGCATAAGGTTTTAGGTAATCGAGTCCACTTTCTTTAGTCTTCTCGCTAAGTAAGTCGTGGTTGCCGACTAATATAAAAACTTTTATGCTAGCTCGACTAAGGATTTCTATTATGACATTTGCCACTTCACCTCTAATTATAGCTTTAGTATCGTTAAGATCACCGGCTATAATTAGAGGAGTGCCAAGATTTGTTGCGCGATTTAATGCTTGTCTTAACGACGAAGATGCCCAAAGTAACGCATTAACATTAAAGTGAATGTCCGAAATTAGGACCGCAAACGGTTTACTCATTACCTTTCAGCTCCCAGAGTTTATCTCTTACAGCTTTATAGACTTCTGATTCAATCTCGGATAATGTTTCGTACTTTAACTTAGAACGTAAAAAGTTATCTAATTCATCAATAACATTACTATAATGCATACCATTTTGAGCCAATTGAAACTCTTCATTCTCTTCGGGTAGTTTAAAACTTAAAGTAGCTTTCATGTTATTCTTCTCCTACTACATCTTTATAAGAAACTAGATTTACGATTTTCTGTACAACAGCGTAAAATGTCATTTTCATTCATCCGATCCTCCCGAAACACTTATTCCTTCAGAAGTAATCTTTAAATCAAATTCTTTCTTTTTATTGCCGGATCTGTCTAAATGATTTTTAAAATTAACCCACCTAACTAAAGCACCATATCTGATTTTTTCACCTTTAACAGTTTTTTCTAGCCATCCTTTTCGTGAAGTTTGGAAGGTTAGTGAACTAAAAAAGTTTACTGATTTACCCCCGGCATTAGTTTTACCAGGGCTGCCTAGATTATCATAAGTATAATTGATAATTAAAATAGCTGCTTGGTCTTCATCGCGTTTCGAAACCATCTTAGCCAATGCAAGGCGGTTGATTTTACCCTTTCCGCCAGGCTGGGAGTTTTGCTCCATGAGATCGATTTCGCTATCTCTTTGAGAGACGACGTTTCCGATCGAGTCAAAGACAACCAATAACTTATTAGCCGGATAGCTTTTCTTGAATCCATCCCATGCTGCGAACATAAGTTCAAAAGCCTCTTCAGCGATTGAGGATTGGACGAGTAAGAGTCCGTCTGGATCAACGCCCCAACTACGTAAGTCGGCTTCAGTCGTTTTGTTTTCTGTCTCCACATATATAATCCCCACATCTTGCGCTTGAGCAGCTTTCATGGCTTCAATTGCCATAGATGTCTTACCTGAGTCAGAATCCCCGGCGATCATTACTAATTTTCCGAATGGTAGGCCCTTAACTCCTGTACATTTTTCCCACCACTCCGGGAGGATGATATAATCTTTATCCTCTAGCTTTGAGAGATTAGATCCGACCCCGATGCGCTTAGCTAACTTAGGATTATCTTTAAAGTTTTTACGAACTTCATTAGCTAGTTCATTCATGTTAAATTTAGACATTTTCACCTTTCGCCATGTTTCTATAGAAAATATGAGCATTGTTGAATATATCGTAATAAGCCCTCAAATATGCTAAATCGTTCTCTATATTTTCTAAATCTTCTCTAGCATGGATATATTCATCCGAAGCTTCAGCATTTAGCTTATCTTGAGTTACAGTTTTTCCTGCTCCTTTAGACATTTGTTGAGCAAAGACAGCTGTTTGGACTGTAAGACATTTAATTCTCTCAGTAGTTAATAAGTGACGGAAATCCGTAATCGTAGCTTGTGCAGTTAAAAACTCGCTAGCCCTGCGTTCGGCGTCCGTGAAACTAATAGAGGTTCCGACAGGAAGTAATGCCGCATATTTCTCAATAAATGTCTTTAAGTCTCTCATTTGTTTACCTTATCCAAGAATTCACGTAAAATTGCTTCATCTTTAGGTTTTAACAATTTTCTTTTCCCTAATACTATTAGCTTACGGGCGACATGCTTTTTTAATCGTTTCATTATTTAGTTCCTTCGAGCTTTGCTGCTTCAATCTTAACTGATACCATCTTAATTTCCTGTTTTAAGAACTCATGATAGCTATTAGGATGGTTTTTATGCTTTGGGGGTACTTCACCTTTTAGCTTATCTTCTAGGCCATCTTTATACTTGATCAAACTCATCATCTTTTCTTTAGTAATCATTTTTCACCTTTATCTTCAAGTAGTGAAAGATTGTACCGGATCATCGCGTTTTGTCGTTTTTTCACTTCTTTAAAGCCTTCAGACAATGCTTTAAGGCTTTCCTTAAGCTCTTGATACTTAGAGTTAGCTTCCAACTCTCGTTGAGCTTCCATAATTGAATGCTCGGCCGCAACAATATGATCTTTAAGCATGTTGGAATCTAAAGCTTCTAATTCTGCCATAGTTTCTTTACCTAAGATCTTTTCAATTTTAGTTAGTAATTTATCAGTCAACATATTTACTCCTTGTCTTTATCTTACACTTTTATACACGCCAGTGCAAGAAGGATTGAACGTTAAGGTAACCCATTCGCTTCTATTCCATCCAAAATTAAAACCCGCTAACCATGCTAGACTTGATATTACGACAATCAGCACTACATCCCATATTATTCTCATAACCATCTTACACCTCTTTCGCAACCACATTCATGTTTTTGTTCAAGTTTTGAACCACTAAGACATATATCAGTACAACTTCTACCTCTTAGAGTATCAGTCGAACACCCGGAAAAAATCACAAACCCCATAATAATTAAGTATTTCATGTTATTTAACTCCTCGCTTATTTATTAATTTACCGGAAAAAATGGCGGCAGATAACGAAGTTCCAGATAAATATCTATTACCTTTTCCAATTGCTGCACAGCTTACTCGGTCGCCGACTTCATAGTTCTTAACGGTCGATCCATAGTTAGAGAATTTAGCTATTTCTTCTGTTGCCCTATTGGCTCCTACGGCGATTATGTTAGATTCATTAAGAGAGGCAGGATAGAACCTATTGTTGCCAGCGTCTAGATCTAATCCATCATTGCCGGAAGCGACAACAAATGTAATGTTAGGATTCTTTTGTATTAGAATATGTTCCTGACGGCTGTATGTAGCGCCTCCAGCTGATAAATTAATAATATTGGCATGATTATTTATAGCAAGTTGGATCGCTGTAACTTCTCGTTTAACCGTCTCACTGTAACTGCTCGTCTTGCCATAAAATTTGTATATTAATAAGCAATAATCAGAGCCTTTTGCATATTCCTGTACGAGGCTTGTTACACAGGTTCCGTGACCATTTACATCATTGAGGGTTTCGTGGCTTACTAGATTCGTATGTCCTGATTTACACAGGTGGTCCTTAAACCGGCCATCGTTAATATCTAAACCGCTGTCAATTATAGCTACACGTAACTGTTGAGCACAACATACGCTGTGGATTAGTAATGAGGTAAGGATAACAAGGTAGTTCATATAACGAGCATACTAGAGTTACATAAACAAGTCAATTAGAACTGTAACCCCACGGATACCCCACATGAACCATCAGATAAACCCCAAATACCGACTGCCACAGGTCCTATAATTGGTTTAACCACAGATGCACCGTAAACAGGCTTCAAAGTAGAAAGGTTAAGGCCTCCAAGAGCTGATAAAGTCACTCGTCCGTTGTTATAAACCGTCTCTTTTACTACCGCTTCTTCCTTCGAAGAGGTGTCTGTTTTAATCTCCTGAGAACTCTCTGCCTCGGTGTCATCATAGGTTGTATCTGTAGTAACAATAGTCTCTCCGGAAGGTTTAGTATCTTGTGTTACTACAACATGTTTATGCTTAACGTCTTCTTTCGCCATATCTTTATCATCAGTCTTTTTCTCAACTTCCACAATCTTTGTTTCAACCTTTACTTTCTCAGGAGTCATATATCGACCAGCTGCAACGGCTAATCCAGTGTATATTACTACGAGTATTATTTTATTTCTTGTTGTTAACTGCATTGTCGACTCCTTTACCTTTTATAAATGCATGAGAACCTAAAACAGGTCCTAATAATGCGATATATACGCTAGAATCTAATTTTGTGAAAGTTAATACATGTCCTAATATATTAAGAGTCATGCCGTCTACTAAGAATCTAAAAACGGCGGCTAAAGTAACTATTAAAGTTACTGTGACCATCTCATCGGGTTTACCGGTATCCGGGTTATTAAGAAAGGGAAATTGCATATTATTGCTCCAAGGATTCTGCGGTTAACGTATTTAATTGTTTCAATTCTGTCTGTGTTAATTCTGACACAAACTGCTTCAGGGTCTTATTCAGTACAGGCCAGATAGCTAAACTCATGTTAGATATTATTAATTCTAACATGCGTTCTTCAGGTACACCAGCTGCGAAAAGAAGTCTTTCCCTTTGAGACATAAAGCCATTACCATCCATACTATTGAAAATATCAATAATCCGGACATCTTTAGCAAGCTCAAAACCTCCCCCGGGTCCCCGAGTACTCTCTAGAATACCGCGGCGTCGTAGGTTATTTGCTACTTTATGTAAAAAACTCGTAGAAAGGTTGAGATTAGCTACTACTGTCCCAATCGTGGATCTTCCGGATCGAGCTAAATACATGCCTAACAGCAACGCGTATTGAGTTTCTTTATTTAGTCTCATATTATTCATTCCCTGCTGCGTTTGAAGCTAGAAGGCCTATAATAATTGTAGTTAACACCGGAAATACAATAAAAACCAACAATATTAGGTAGATCATATCATTTCCTTATTTACAGGTTTAGGGAATGGACTAATTATGCAGTAATAGTCTAGAGTTTGACCTGCATACGTTTTAAAGGCGGCATCGAATCCTTCTGCTATGTTATCTTGCAGAAGAGATTTAAATACCAGGAAATTCTGTTGAACGGCTTCATAAGCCTCCTCCTTGGTCATCCCTTCTTTATATTTACTATTTAAAACATGTAGGATCACTAGTTGTAGATAAAATCTGAAAGTCCTTGTAACCATTGGGATTATCGGATCTATAGTTCCATCTGTAGGGAGTGCCTGCATTATCTTAAAGTTTTCTATCGCGATTATCTGCGCTATTTCGTCTAATTGATTTAATTTCTCGGTACTCATAGTATTATATTACATAATTTACCTATAATAGTCAATACTAAAGAGAAGGAAGGCCTACAACTTGTGATGTATCGATTGATACGTTGTAGGCCTTCCGAGAGGAGGGATATAGTTGGACTAACAATTAGAGAATATCTGAAAAGCACCACTTTGTAAAGTTAAATATACTTTATTATAATTAATATTAGTAAAGAATGCTTTACTTTTGGCACACAATATGCCTATAATACAGATAAGTTGATGCGTAGCCTTACGAACTATAAAGAAAGGCAAAGCGTAAGTACCTAATAAGGCTTACCAAAACATTGAATTTAAGTGAGATGCTGGAGATCACTCTGTACTTGTAAGAGCCAAGCCACTAAAGATTCTGTGTAAACTAGAGATAAATTGCGATAGCAACCAATTGCATGGCCCGTAAGGGATGAGTAGCTACACACTCAAAAGCTGTAGTAAACGCTATCAATAAAGACATCTCTACTAATATCCGGTAGTTATCTAGGTGTATGTTGCTGAAACCTAGAATTCTAATAGATGCAACAGGAGACAAGTGTATGCGAAAGAAGATGAGAGAGTGTAGAGCTTGTAGAGAATTCTACTCATGGGTTAAGGGATTAGTACACCAAGATCAGGGATGTTGTTCTGAGAAGTGTTATGTAGCCGTAGGTCCACGAGCGGTGAGTCCTCAGATACAGCTTTCACCGAGGGACACATCGAGAAAATTTGCATCTAAGAAACGAAAGGAGCATAAGCATGCTCGACAAAACCATAGAAAGGACTTCTATAGGTCACAGGAATGGCTAGAACTACGATACAAAGTGTTTGCAACATACGGTAGAACCTGTATGTGCTGTGGTAGAACTAAGGGTGAGATGCACGTAGATCATATTGAACCCATCAGCATAAGATATGATTTAGCCTTAGTATTTGAGAACCTTCAAGTCTTATGCAGAGACTGCAATCTCGGAAAATCAAATTACGATAATAAAGACTTTCGCTAGACTTACGTAATAGACAAAAGTTGACAACTTGTTGGAAGTTCCGTAAAGTAATAACTAAGGAGTTTTAGTATGTCTAACAAAAAAATAGTAGTATTTATTAGTGTAATAGCATTGTTAGTGTTTATACTACTATTAATTAATAATCCCGTAGGAGGGATGTATGAACTATTTTGATCTATTTGATGAAGATGAAAAGATTAAGACTTACACGTTTCAAGCTATCTGCGATAGTGAGATATGTTTACATTTGGACATGGCTGCACGGAAGTCTAAGACTATGTCCCGCAATGGTGTCGAGAAAAACGTAAGTAAGAAACATGATAAGTGCCCAACCTGCGGCCATTACCTATTCTGGAAAAGAGATGAAATTGATTGATATAATCATACACAACAGTATCTCTAAGGTGGAGGGGCTCTCTATAGCCGAACATAACTCTTTAAAAGAGGTCCTCTCCTATTCCCTACCCCCAGTATTTACACCCTTTGGCGTTAAGGCGGGCAATAGGGTGTCATTACTGGCAAAGTCAGGCATGTTCCCTACTGGGCTACTAGAGACGGTTAAATCCACCTTAAAGGCACCATTCTCGTTGTTAGATATGAGGGTTAAACCAACGCCCAAGCCAGGGATGTTTAACCCTACTTTCCCACATCCCCCATATATTGAACAGTTAGAGATAGTTGATGCCGCCTTGCAACATCATCGTGGGACAATTTCAGCAGTCACCGGGTTCGGTAAAAGCTTAACCATGATGTACTTAGTTAATGCTCTACAAGTTAAAACCCTTATAGTAGTACCAAACCTAACCCTTAAGAATCAACTTACTGAAGATTTTACAGCTTGTTTTGGGTCTCTTAAAAATATAACAATTGAAAATATTGATTCTCCGGAGCTTAAAAAGACTAAGAAATACGACTGTTTAATCATCGACGAGGCCCACCACGTCGCTGCAAAGACTTATAGGACATTAAATAGTAAGTACTGGAATGGTATATACTATAGACTATTTTTTACCGCTACGCCTTTTCGCAGTCGTTCAGAAGAAGATATATTGTTTGAAAGCATCGCGGGGAGAATAATATACCGAGTGGATTTCCACAAAGCGGTAGAAAACGGGTATATAACCCCCCTGGAGGCATTTTATGTTACGATACCAAAAACCAAGACTAACGCTCATACATGGCGGCAAGTCTACAAAACTCTCGTGGTTGAAAACGACGTGCGTAATAATCTTATTGCTAGATTGGTGCGTGCTCTGGACCATAGTGGTGTCCCTACTCTTGTATTAGTCAAGGAAATAGTGCATGGCAAGATCCTTAGTGAATTATGTGGTTCGCATTTCGCGAACGGCGAATCTGAGGATTCAATTATATTACTTGAGGCCTTTTCAAAAGGAAAGATAAAGACCTTAGTGGGAACAACTGGTATTGTCGGCGAAGGGGTTAACACTAAACCAGCTGAGTTCATCATTATCACAGGCCTAGGACGCTCAAAAAATTCTATAATTCAACAAATTGGCAGAGGTCTACGTCGATCTAATGGTAAAGATACCTGTAAGGTAATAATCTTTGACGATAATAGCCATAAATTCACTAAGGCACATTTTAAGGAACAGTGTAAGATTCTACTAGATGAATATAATCTTATTCCCGATGAATTAAAGCTTGAATAATCGTATTGTTTCTGTTGTAATGGAAAAAGGAGATATATGAAAAAAATATTAATCGGATTACTATTATTAGGAGCAGGTGGATGCACTCGTCCGTCTGAGTTTGTACCAACAGCTACCGTTAAAATCACTAATCGGGCTGAGAATTCCGGAGGAAGTGGAACAGTTGTAACGTCAACTGAAACTCTTTCCATGATTCTAACTAATAAACATGTTTGTGGAGTTGTCTCGCGTGGAGGCTTAGTTCATACACTAGATGGACGAAAACTCGCAGTTACCGCCTATAAAACTTCAAATAGACATGATTTATGTGCGATATTTGTATCAGCTCATGCAGGCCCATCTGCGTCCGTATCGCGAACAGCTCCCGTACGATTTGATCATGCTACGACATCCGGACACCCTCATTTATTACCCGTAATTATTACACGAGGATACTTCTCTGATAAACTTCAAGTTCAGATTGTTATGGGTTTAAGAGACTGTACCGACGCTGACAAGGCAAATCCATCTACTGGTTTTATCTGCGCTTTTATAGGAAAACTACCCATCATCGGTGATTTTGAATCGATCGTCGTCTCTACAACCATTCAACCAGGCTCCTCAGGTTCCGGAATCTATGGTGAAGAAAATCAGATTAGCGCGGTCGTATTTGCCGGCAGCGGTGATTTGGGCTATACATTGGCAGTTCCACATGAGTATGTTTATAACTTTCTGTTTAAAGAACTGGATAGTCTAAACCCAATTGCGCCGAAAGCTGACGACGGTGTTGCCGCAGCCCCATCTTCCGCCTCTGAAGATAAAGAACAAATCCTCAAAAAAATTGAGGATGTATGTAAAACACACATAGATAACTCACTATGCAAAGCATTTAATAATGCACTAAATTATGATGATTTAATATAATAACTATCGTATATTTATGCCATGGAAGGCAATTTTTAAGGGGGGATTATGAAAATTAATGAAAAAGGTTTAGCTTTAATAAAAGAGTGCGAAAGCTGCAAATTAAAATCTTACCGCGATATAGTCGGTATATGGACTATTGGCTGGGGACATACCGGGTCAGAAGTTAACCCAGACCTAATATGGACTCAAGAGCAAGCTGACAATCAGCTAAGACAAGATTTAGGTCGAGTCGAAGACGGCGTATCTGACCGACTAGAAGTAGATGTTAATGAAAATCAGTTCTCCGCATTAGTATCTCTAGCTTATAATATTGGCTTACGTAACTTCAATACTTCAGGTTTATTAAAGCAAGTTAATTTAGGTAACTTTGATATAGCTGCTGAACGATTCCTACTATGGGATAAAGCTTCTGGCCGAGAAGTTCCTGGCCTTATGCGTCGCCGCGAACAAGAACGTTCGTTATTTCTAACTCCTGTAGGTTAATAATTCCTGCTTTTTCTTGTGTCGGATTAATCTCAGTGTACCCGCAAAAACAGCATTTACACCACTGATTTAACTCCCCATGCGGGTACTTTAAAGCTACGTGGCATTCCTGACAGATCATGTCTAAGAACTTTGGTTCAATGGGCGATTCTTTAACTTTTCGTTCCATATCTTAGCATCCTCTTCAACACTGGGGTTATAGCTTTTAAACGACTGTAGGTGTCCGAATATTAAGTGACAATCTTTTCCAGGGTGCTCACATAAAGTTATCAAATTTGATAAGTCTAATTCTAATTCTGGATGCATATGAAACGGCTTCTTATGATGAACCTGTAACTTATCTTTACCGCCGCAAATCTCACAAATAGGATGTTGCTCTAGGTGATGCTTTCTAACCGTATGCCAATGAGTTGACCGCAGAGTACTTACATCGGTCTTTCCTTTTATTACGTCGTGTATATGTCGCAGCACTCTATGTATCATATTAATGCCAAAACTTAGAAATAATTTCTATGATTGTTAAGATTGCAAATAGGGCCTTAACGCCACCATGCATGGTGTATACCATCTTCTTAACGTCGTCTGTTTGTCCTTTAAGTAATTCTACTGCCTTTTCATTGGCTGTACTTCGTCTTGTGTGTTCTTTTAATGTCTGGTGCTGCTCAGCTAAGGTTACTTCTATCTTGGTTATTTTTTCTTGTATGTTATCCAACTTATCCATATTATTTCAACAACTTGTGTTCCTCCGCA